ACTACTATCAAGAGCATCTAATATATATGTCCTTGCAGTGTTAGATGAATCACCAGCATCAAATATTAAATCTCCTAAATCTATAGGAACTGCTACTAATTCAATTTCTACATTCGATTTACTTGTTATACCGTCAGATATTGTTGGAGGTGTTGCATATAACCATGCAAAATCTGTTACTAATGCAACTGGCGGTGTAGTATATCCACTCCATGTATTAGCAGATAGGAAAAATATTTCAAAACTTCCTTTTTGGTTATCATAATGTGTTCTTATTTGTGTAACCTGTGATTCCGTTAAATTATCAAAAGTAAGTTGTAAGGTTTGATTTATACGCCTATTACCACGCCTAAAACCTGTAATACTTCCATTAGAAGAAGATTGTATTGCACTAGGGAAATCACCTTGCGTATATAATCTTGTTGTTGGTGTTATAGATGGAAATGTTGACATTATAAAGAAACACTAATTAGTTCTATAGAGGTACTATATCTATTAGGTGCAGATATACTAATTTGAAAAGATTGTGCATATCGCCATTTGTAATTAGAACTACTAACAGGAGGTGTAGAATAACCGAGCCATATTTCAGAAGATAAATCAAATGCTTCTATAGTTCCATTTTGACCATTGAAATGTGTTAATAAACTTTGTGCCTCTGTTTCTGTTAAATATTCATAAGTAATAGTTAATCTTTGTATTACTCTTTTATTACCAATTAAAAATCTTACATTTCCACCACTTAATCCCTCATGTCTATTTAGTGGATAATCTCCATAAACTAAAGCTCTTGTAACAGGTTCTAAAGATGGAAAAGTAGTCATTGTAAAATTGTAAAGCTACCAGAAGTTATTTCATTTGATATTTCAGCAACATTACTATTATTTAATGGAAAATGTGCAGCTTCTATATTACTAATACCATCATTATCATATGTAATACTTAAAACCTGATAATAATTTATTTCTGTTCTATCATCGCCTACACTGTTTTTTCTTTGTAATTGTAATTTTATAATGTCAGTAGGAATTAATGATGTTGTTATTAATGAAGTTGAAAAACTTATATTATGAGTAGTATGTTTTCTTCTTGATAATTCATATTTTGCATATAAAATTGCATGATTTACATCAGCACAAAAATCAGACATATCAAATTGCTCAGTAGGTGCATCTATTTCAGTTGTAGTAAATTTGACACTCACTGTTTTTCTTCTTGAAACCTCTGTTGGTATACATTCTGTATATATACAATTAGCTATAAATGCTCTTCTTTCTTCTATTCCTAAATAAACTTTTCTAAATGTATTTTGTATTATATTTGATTCTGTAAATGTTAAAACAGGCGTTAAGGCTGTTGTATCAATCTGATTACTATTATTGATTGGTAATATAGAAGCAAATTGATATTGACCACCTACTGATAAAAATGATAAGAAATAGAACGGTGATGTTTTTTGAATATAATCAACAATATTAACAGCTTTTGAAATTATACCGTTATAAAACATATTATTATTAGTACAAAAAGTAGATAAATTTTGCAAATTTGTAGTTTTAACTGGTGAAACAATAGATGATGTATTATTACCATCAATTTTTTTATAGAGTTTAAATAAATGCATAGCTAAATCTATAAATTGATTACTTGCGCCTTGCGTGTAATTAGAACCTGATAAACCTGCACTAAATAAATCTACTTTTACACCTTGTTCATAAAATATATACAGTTGTTTTGTTTCTGTTGGAAATGTACCAGCAGAAGGTAAGTTAAATAAATTACCAGATACAACTAAAAATGTAATGTCGGCAAAAGATGAATTATTGTTTGATGTATTTTGAATAACTGCACTTGTGCCAACTGTATGCTCATTTTGTACTCCATCTAATGTGCCAGTACTAGCAGGATTAGTTGGTATTGCTTGATTTGTAGAAGATACAAATGTATATTTAAAAATAAATTTTGTTCTGCCACCACTTATTGCTAGTAAGTCATCTAACTCTTGTTGTGTATATATACCAGCAGCAACAGTAGTTGAATTTATTGGTGCAAAAAGTTCACCATTATTTAATTCAGCGGCTAAATCTTCTATTGTACCAACAGTTTTACCACCCGCAAAAGAACCGCTGTTATCAAATCTTTGATTAAATCCAAATTGTGTATTAGCACCGATACCATAAAATGCTGTCGTAATATTTGCACCTGTTTCAGCGTCGAAAACTTGAGCAGACATTACAAAAGTAGAATTTGATGTATCACCATTTCCAAAAGTTTTTGTTTTTACATTTGAAAAATCTTTACTAAAATCAGGTTCATTTTCTAAGTAACTTCCAGAACTAGTCTTAAATAATTCAGTTAGATATGTATATATGTCATTACCACAAAATAAACCAGTATTATTTAATGGGCATGAACTTGGTGTTGTTGCTAATGCAGAAGCAGTACTAAAAATATGATTTAAAGTGATAGAAGTATCATCTAAAAAAGTTAATTTTCTTATACCTGTAAATGCTCTTGATTTTGTAGGTGAACTAACAATATCACCCTGAGAAATAACAAAAAGTAAGCGTTGTGCAAAAGTTTCAGTACCAGCTTTTATTAAGCTTGGTTGCATCCATATACCACCAATATTATTAACCCTTTTTCCAAAAACTATAGGTACTGTTTCACCAGTTGAGGCTATTTTTTGTGATATATCTAAGTCACTGTTAGGTTTTTTAAAATTATCTAAACTTTCATCTAATATTTGCGCATCTTGTCCTACTTCAGATTTTTTTTGTGCATCACCAGTAAAAACAGGTTTTAAACCTCCTAAATTAACAATAAAAGAATATTTTTTTGGCATTAGTCATACCTCTTAGACATAATATAAGGTAATATTTCTGCGGGTATAGTATATAAAATAGATTTAAATGTTTTAATTTTTTTTTCACCAGTTAGAATTGTATCATCAAGTAATTTATATACCCTTTTATTTTCTATTAGTAAACCTCTAACATCTGTAACTTCAGTGCCATCTTCTAATATTGCATTTATATTTACAGCGAAAACAAAAATTTTCATGTTGCTATAAACCTTCCCATTAAATCACTACTAATACGTCTTGATGGTACTTGTGCCTTTTGTTTTGAAATAGCTGGTGTAATAGTCCATGAAACAGTAGTTTCATCTATAGACGCATTGTCAATAGTACCAGTATATCTACAAACTAAAGAGGCAGAATTGCTAAGTGTTTCCTGGCCTATAGATTGAATATAAAGTGAAGCTATAACTAAACTATCACCATTTATTGCTGTATCTGTTAAATCAATAATTTTTGCAGTTGCAGCTAAATTTATAGTTAAATCACTAATACTAGCTGCCTCTATAGAAGAAAAACCGCTAGCATCAAAAGCTAAATATAAAAAGTTTACTGTTTGATTTATTTCTGTATCTGCTGTTAAATTTTGTGCAGTTTGATAAAAATTTTGGAAAGCATCAGTAGGTAGCCTTTTATTGTTACTATCCAACACATTAGATTTATCTGAATAATATTCAAGTGTAGTAAATATATCAAAATCAGCCATTTTTAAATACCTAAGGATCTTCTAGTTCTTAAATCTGATTGTAATAATGCTAATGTTTGATCTATACCACTTTGTACTGCATTTGATAAATCATTAGTAGTTATAAAATTGGTGCCATCCATTTGCGTTACTGCACCTGTAGTAATATTCACATTTGGTCTAGTTATATAACCACCGTCAGCAAATCTCGGTATGGCAGCAGATCCCCTTAGACCTGATAAATAATTTCTACTAAATTGACCTGCTTTTCTTGCAGGTACAATGTATTCACTACCTGCTTCTCCTACTAAAGCCATTTGTGGACTTGTAACAACACCACCAGAGGCAAATCGAGGTGTATTTCCATTGCCTCCACCTCCACCTCCTCTACTTCTTCTTCTCTTAAATATATTTAATTTTGCTAATGCTCTATTAATAGTTGCTATAAATGATCTTATAGGCGCAGTTGCAGCATTTATTATATTTTTTACAATATTAGGGATAGCTTGAAAAGCTGTTTTTATACCATTAACAACACCTGTGAATACATTTCTTACAAATTCAGCATAAGCCTTAAAAGGTGATAACAAAGCTTGTCCTATAGCAGCCATAGCACTGCCTATCTGATCTCTTGCGGCAAAAATATGTCCTACAACAGTTCCTATTAACTTACCTAATGCAACTAAACCAGCTATTATTGCTCCACCTACTAAAAATGGTGCTAATACAGGCATTAAACCAGCAATTGCAGGTACAGCCGCAGCAAACATAGCTCCTAATTTTACAGTTGCTAAAAACTTAAATGATATTACTAAACTTGCAAATATAGGTGCGATGGCAATAATCGCAGGTGCTAATAATCCTACAGCTATAGTTATACCTTTAACAGGTGCAGGTAAAGCAGCAAATTTTTGTGCAGCATTACTTATAATTTCTACAAGTCTTGTTAATGCAGGTAATACAGCTTCAGTAAGTTGTACTTTTAGTACATTAAATTTTTCTCCCATCTGTGCAATATCATCATTTAATTTTGCCATTCTTTCTGCACTTAATTGTGTAAAACCTGTACTTAAATTTTGTATAGCTTCACTGCCTTGATTCATTATCGGTATTAGCTTTGCACCCATACCAGTTCCAAATATTTCAGCAGCATTAGCAGCAGCTAATGTTCTATCGTCCATATCTTTGATCTTATCTCCTATTTCAAAAAACATTTGATCTAAAGATTTTAATGAGCCATCTGCATTAGTAACCCCTAAACCCAACCTCTCAAAAGCATCTTTTGCAGTGCCAATACCATCTGATGCATCTTGCATATTTTTCGCAAGTGTTGGCAATGCTCTACTTAATGTTTTGAACTCTGTTCCACCTAAATCTGCAGCTTGTCTTAATTTATCTAATACAGGTACAGCTAATCCTGTTTTCTGACTCATTTTTTCTAACTGATCACCTAACTGTAAAGTATCATTTACTAATTTTCCTAAACCAGCAACACCTATAGCAGGCGCTAAAGCCTTTAATGCGCCAAAAGCATTACCAGCAGCAGTTTTAAGTTTATTCATTGCTGCTGATGTACTGTTAGTACTTTTTTGTAATTTTCCTAAACCTTTTGTTAGTCCGCCTATCTCATTTTGTCCTGTTACTTGTGCCTTGATTGTATATGAAGTGCTTAAATCCATTTATTTATTATCTTTATTTAATGTTTCTACTATTTTAGCTTCTAATACCTGTAAGTCAGCAAGTATTTCTAAAGGTTTTTTTATTTCGTCTTTTTTTAATTGAAATATCCATTTTATTGAATTGTAATCAAGACCATAAATAACACCTTGATCTATTCTCCATTGCGTTTGTACATCTAAAAATATTGTTATAGCTAACCAATTTACCTCTAAAACTTCAAATGCTTTTATTTCCTTTTTTTGTTTTATTGGTTCACCTAAAAGGACTGCATCGTCTTTATCTGTTTCATCAATAATGCGATCACCGCACCAAAACAATGCAGCCCCTTCTAGTTTTTTGTTTTTTGTTTTGTAACTTCATTAAAATATTTTTCAACAAGTATATTGGCAAGACCTGCAATATCTAATAATTGTTTTTTTGTTGCTTTTGTAAAAGGTACAGGGTTCTCACCATCTGTTATACCATCCCATCCAACTAAAATTTCATCTGCAATCATATAATCAGATATTTTCACTCCATCAAAAATACCTTCATCTAATTCTTTTTGTTTTTTTTGCGCCTGTATTCCTATTTCATTAATTCTTGATTGTGAGATAATTTTAAAAATTGCATCGAATGTTTCTTCTTTTTGTGTACCACCATCTGAAGGAGTATAAAAAACAATAGGATGCGTAAATGTTGCTTCCTTTTTTAAAATAAACATAAATTTATATAATATATTCTAGGGTAAACCCTTTTCTAAGACTTAGCAACTAAGTAAAAGCCAAACTAAATTCATCTTGCCCTGCATCTGTAGGAGTTGCATAGAATGGAAGATTAAGCATTGTTATACCATCGCTATCTTCATAGGTTGGTTGTCCTAAATCTGTTTGTGGACAAGATACAGTGACGATATTACCAGCACCACCAGAATGTACCCAAGTATTTGAGCCCGTAGATGTGCCTGTAGCAGTTGTGAAGAAGTTTTTATCTGATAATGCAACAGCTTCCACAACCATTGTCCCTGATGGCCTACGGTCTGTAATTAGTGCTTCTTTTGTACCGCCAACTAATTCTCTATATATAACTTCATTTGCAAAATCTAATTCCCATGATTGTAAGGCGGCTGAAAAACCAAATATAGAAAAGCTAGATGTATTACCATTTTTAAAGAGCACAGGATCGGGTTGGAGAGATTTGCTCACATTCGGAAGTGCCGTGTCCGTTGGTGTGTTAAATATACCTTGCATTTCAAAATTTATTCTAGGTATTTCGTTAACAGCACAACTAATTGAAAATGTACCTCTTGCACCTGTAACCTTATGCCTTACACCGTCATAGTTAACAAAGAATGTGCAGCTGTCTTGAGTAGCTAATGTAGAAGGTGTATAAGTAACAGACGTGGATGATACTGTATTAGCAGATAGTCCACATGCTTTAAGAATTGGGTCATATTTTGGCGCAGTTCCCGCACTTCCAGAACCTACCATAAAAACACCAAAACTTAAATTAACTCTTGTATTAGCTAATAAAACAGGATAATTTCCAGGGTAAGGTCTTATAGTCTCCTGTTCTACTTCATCACTAGCTACTGGTTCAATTTCTAAATCAACAACTTCTACATAGTTAGATGAGCCTGTTGGTGTTGGGTCTGTTCCATAGCTACTTTCTATTTTTGCTAGTAAAGATCTTTTCCTATGTAGTTTTGGCATTTACCTAATGATCACTATGTTTATATAATAAACCCTTATAAGAATTATGTAAGTATTAAGTACTTAAATCGTCTACATTTGTTCTATATCTTATATCATATTCACATTCAATAATTCCACCTGATTGATCTGCATCTATAAACTGAAAAGAAGTATCTGCTGGTTGTATATCAATAGCATTACCGTTTAGTGTTAGATCTGCCATTAGTTTACTATGTAAACTTTCTACAACTGGATCTGCTGTTTGATGTGGTGTAGAACTTCTTACAACTACACTAATTTTCACTGTAAGAGTATGATCTAATGTTGGCAGTGATGTTGTTTGTTCTACTACATCATTCTGCGGTTCAATAATAATACTTGGTGTTTCTGCCCTTGTTAATGCAGTTGTACGACTTCTAAAAATACGATCAGATACACCCGTTGTATTTACTAATACAGTTGCAATTCTTGCTAATATTGTTTCTCTTTTAGTAGTCATTATGTTTTCTGTAGGCTAATTCTACAAAATGTACCATCATTTTCTTTTCTTATATCTCTTACTGTATAAGCAACACTATCAACTGTAATACTGTCAGTAGCAACTAAAGAACCAAAATCTGAAGTTTTTGCAAATAATTCAAACTCAGTGCTGATTATCATATCACCTGCAAGTATTTGATCAGGTTGTTCTAATACACCTAGTCCAGTAGTACTACCAGCTATACAAGTCACACCAAAATCCCCTAAATAAACATCTTGTGTTGTTGCATCTTCTGTAAAAGGCATTTATTTTTTAGATTCAGATTTTTTTTGTTTTGTTGGTTGTTTATATTCTTCAGCTTTTCCAATAGTTATTAAAAAATTTGCATCAGTTGTAGAAATATCATAAGTTTTGCCAGCTTCTAAACCAACGCCACTAGCACAAACATTTTTAAGACACTTAATTTTCATAAAAAAAAGGGGGTGTAATACCCCCTATATTAAACTATTTATGTGGTTACGTCTAAGATAGCTGCGAATGACTGAGCATGTCTAACAGCAACATCAAAAGCAACTACACCCTTAACAGATGTTAGGTTCTTAGCAAAGTCATCAGAATCTTCACCAACAGTAATTTCAATACCAGATCCAAAGAATCCTAATATTGCCTGTGAGAAGTCACCCATAACTACAGCAGAACACTCACCACTTGT